TTATAGCTTCTGATGGAGAACTAAATACTAGAAACCCATTAAAATCAGCTGGTGCAGAAGGAAATACTTATTATCCTGTAGATATTACTGGAGATGGTACAAATGTAAAAGGCCAAACTAGGATAGCTTATAATGGGATAGCTTTAGGTCCTTTCCAATGGCATAGAACTAAGAATGGGGATGATGGTGAGACTCATGTAATAGAAAATAACTGGGTGAGTGCAAGTCTTCCTCTAAGCTCATCTTATAACTCATTTACGTCAGAATATGGGAATGGGTCAGATGAAAATGGTAATACCCCTTCAGTAATTTGGATGGGAAAATGGTATAATAGTGATGAAAGTGGAAATCCTTGGGTCAAAATAATAGAAGGGCACGAAGATATAAGAGATGATAAGGATCAACTTGATACTATTGTTATTTCTCTTACGGGGTCTAATAGAGGGAATACGGGTAATCATACTGTTAATCAAATTATCCTATGCCCCAATGCTGGAGCTATTTTAGGGAATAACCCAAGTGGATCTACTTTTAGAGAAATGGTTGAAAGTTCTACAACACCCTATTTAAGGATTTCTAAATATGGCAAAGATAAATTTGTTCAAACTATAGGTGGTGGTAGTGGTGATGCCCCATATACTGGTGACCATATTTTTGCTTATATGAGCCACAGTTTTTATCCTGGGACTAATGACCAAAACCAAGATACTATAGTTTTCCACAGTTGTTCTATTGTTGATAACTTTCCCCAAATCAATGGTCAATTCAAGCTGCATTATGGAACTGGTGGAAATGGTGCTCCTGGAGGTGGAAATTCAAAATTTGAGGATGGACCTTCAAGATTGCATGTTTATGTAGATGTTCCTGTTACTCATTATTTCCCCACTACTAGAAATGTAACCGATATTAACTCTACTACTTATGAAGATTTAAAAGTTCAATACAACATAATCCAAGATTCTTTTAAAGCAGGAAATGCCACATCAGGAAAAACTATCATTCCAGGATACACAACAGCTCTAATAGATTTTAATGATACTAACTTAGATACTATTTATAATACAGAAACAGGGATTGCTGATAAAGGAGGATTTTTAATGTTTAATAATGTTCAAGATGAAGCTGAAAGTTATCTTGATATAGAATTTGGAGACGTACCTGGATCTGGACAAAGAGAAATAGGAAAATAATAATTGAATGGCATACCTAATAACATATCCTGGGGGGGTCGAAGAAACTAATATTGTAGGAACCCAATATTTAAGAATTAATTATTTCGATACAGGGTCTCAGGAATATCTTCAAACTAGACTTAAAAATGCTACTGGAATTACAATAGCTTCCCCTGTGGGTAATATTGGTACGACCACCCAAAATATCGATAATATTTTTGGGATTACTGGAGGTCCTACATCATTTATCCCTTTAGAATCTTCGCTTTTAGGTGGAAGTTCGGGAAGTGTTTTTATAGCTACAATTACTACTCCTAAAAAATCTATACAAAGTTATTATCCTAATATAAACACTACGTTAAAAACTACTTCTTCAAATACTGAGGATTATAATAGAGCAGGGGATTATTGGATTCCATGTTTAATGAATAGGGACTTTGAAAAAATTGGAGCAGTAGGGACTTTAGTAGAAAATTCACCTCAATGGAATACTCCTTTTATATATTGGGGGTTAAGAGCAGATAATGGGGATGATATTTACCATGGTAGTAACGATAGATCAGTTAGAATTCCCTTTTCCTCTTCAGACGCTAATTCGGGAGATGCTACGGGGGCGTGGAAAAGTAGTGGGGGTGTAGATCCTTCTGGGTCTACTTACGGATGGCATCCCCAATTTGTTTATCCTTCTCCTTTAAAAGTTAAATTTACAGCTTCTATAGAATCTTTTGCAGCTGCCAATTCTGATATGACCTCTTCTTTATATTTAGTAGCTCAAACTGATGAGGTTGGAGATGCTAATAATTTAGCCTTAAAAGCAGGAAGTTCATATGGTCCTGGTAGCGCTGATACTCCATCTTTTCAGTTTAATATTTCTTCTCCCATACAAATTTCGGCTTCAATAGGAACCCCTCAAGAAGTAGAATTTGAATTGGTGCTCACTCAGTCTTATTCTAGAGTGGTAGATGCTATTATGGGAATTCCTTATAGTACTAGATCCCCCTACTCTAGGGAACAATTATCAGGAAATCCTTTACATATTGGGGGGCCATTTACTAACGGGTGGTACTTGTGTTTATACACTGATAGTACTCATTCATCAGCAGATGATACAATACATGGTGGAGGTACTTCTCCATACTTTATTTCAGGAGGTAAATGTGAAGCAGATATTAGATTTATATTTAGAGAACCCTCAGCATTTTACCAAGATCCTCCATATACTGGAGAATTTGACTATAATTCAAATCCATATAAAGCAGGAGATGTATTTAACTCTCCTAGAGGTACGACCGGAACATCTGGGAGTGATAAATCATATATGGTAATATATGAATCTCAAAGCTTTGACCCCAATCCTACTACTGTTGGAGCTGAAGATCAAGTAAACCAAAATTTATTATTATCTTCTTCTATGTACCTAGATGGAGAGGGGAACCCAATTCCAGGTGAAGCTCCTTTAACTACTAACTGGAATTGGACTACTAAGATTCCTTCTATTATTAATACAGAATCTGCGGGATATGAACAATTAATAAACGATGAAGCTTTAATAATAATAGAACCTAAAGATGCTGATGGAAATTATGTAAATAATAATTTTAATCCTACTATAGGTAATGCCCATCAAAATGTTCAATCTCAAATATATTATAGGGCTGAGTATGACAATGATGCAGCTATTGCCTCAAATATAACTTCTATTCAAATAGGAAATGCTGAGCGTGCCGAAATAGAAGATTCTTCGTATAGTAGCAATAGTTGGATCCGAGGTAGGTATAAAGGAACTAGAGTAAGTTCAAACGATATTAATACTAACAACTGATGGGAAAATTTGAAGAAAACCAAATATATAGTTATTTAGGAGATAAAAATCCTTTAGGATTACCTGCTGTAGAGCAAAATTCAGCTTTTATAGCTACTTTTAAAGGAATAGCAGACTCAACCCCAGAGGTTATAAATAACTCAGCTTATTTTATTACTTACATAGTTGATGAAGATGGTAATTTAAATAAAGTAGCTGATAATAGTGATGCTCAAAGAAATTTTAAACAAAATTTTAATATAGGTCAAGATGTTGTTGTTAGAATTGATCAAGGTACTCTTTTAAATCCCCAATTAGACGGGGAACACAAAATTACGGGATTGGGAAGTTTCGTTCCTATATTAATGACCCAAACTGGGAGTGATGTAAATGATGGATTAGAAAAAATTGAGTTTTTAAATTTTAATCAACAAGTTGATGATAATGTAGATTCATTTTTAGGAGTAGCATTTGCATCAGGTGGGTTTAGTACTGCTACTACATTTATTAATGAAGGGGTGTATGCAGGGGAACTAGGTCCAAGTCTAGGTAGTACGGGGGGATATGGCAATTTCTACTCTCCCAATACATGGATTACAGCTTCAGGTGGAGATTCAACAGCTGTTACTTGGAGTTTGAATACTATTGTAACAGAAACTAATGGTTCTGGGGGGAATTATGTTTTTACAAACCCACAACCTAGTTTAAGATTTAGTTCTTTACAGGCTAAAATAAGCTTTGATACATTAAACTTTAATACTCAGGCGGGCTCTATTTTTGTTTCATTATTTAGAAATAGAGGAGGAACAATTACTTTGTTGTCAACCCAACAATTTTATTATTTAGATCCTGCTCAAGTATCTAATGGAATTATAACTCCTACTGAACAACAAAATACATTTATTACTAGCATAGATCCTAATCAGGTTAAAGCAGGTGATGCATTGTTTATGAGAGTTGGAGAAGAAGCAGCAGCAAAAGCAGAAATTACAAATCAAAGTGATTTTAGTGTATTCCCAACTACTGGATTTGCTGATAATATTATTATAAAAAAGACTACAAAATCTTACCCTAACGGTTCTACGGTAGTTGTACCCAACTTTACATTTGAATTCATAAATCAGAATCCTACTAAAGCTGATTTGACTATATATGATACTAATCAAACTCCTTATTTTGAAACAGGGTCGGATTCTTTAAATATTTTAACATCTTCTCTTTACTTAACAGTAAATTATGGGAATGTCCAGTTAACACCCACAGCATCAGAAGATATTGGATTTTCTCCTGTCAATAGTGAATTTCTTTTACGTAAAGGAGATAAAATAAGATTTGGGTTTAATAGTGATAACAATTACACTATTTACAATGTTAAAGAACCTTTAAGTGCAGGAGATCCTATATATTTAACATTAGATAGAGAGTTACCAGAAGATTTAAACATTAATAATTTTATACTTTTTAGGAATTTAGACGATGGTAAATTTATTACTTTAGATGTAAAACGAAATAACCCACAAGCAGGTGAGGTTGAATTTACAGGTCTTATAATACCTAAACATGCTACTCAAAAATTAAAAGATAATGTAGAAGATATTATTCTTAAATTAAAAGAAGATGATATAATTGAAGACTAAGTTTATATATATTTATTACATATAATTGAAAAATAGACAATGGGATACTTAAATAACGCAGTAATAACAGTAGATGCTATCTTAACTAATAAGGGTAGAGAGTTACTAGCCCGAGGTGATGGCTCATTTAAAATCACTCAATTTGCCCTTTCGGACGATGAAATTGATTACACTTTATACAACCCAGATCACCCTTCAGGGAGTGCTTTTTATGGTCAAGCCCTAGAAAATATGCCTCTATTAGAAGCATTTCCTGAGACTACACAAAATTTAAGATATAAACTTACTACTCTTCCAAGGGGCACAGCTAAAATGCCAGTATTAGATATAGGATTATCTCAAGTAGTATTAAAACAAGGTGCTTCTTTAGTTATTACTCCTCAAACCTTAAACTATTTAGGTGCTAATCAGGTATTTGAATCTAATGGTTACACTGCAACTATTGCAGATATTAGAACTATGAATACTTTTGAAGGAGTAGGAATAAGTAATGTTGCTGCTGATAGTTTAAATTCCACCCAGACTTTAGGTACTAATGTATCTAAAACAGTAGTAGGTACCTCAATTAATTTAACATCTACTACAGTTAATACTTTATTTGGTACTGATAAGACTCAATTAAATACTTCTTTAACTATAGTAGGTAGAGATAGTGGAGCAAGAATTACAGTTCCTATCGTAATTAATAAATCAACAACTTAATTAAAATATGTCATTTAAAAGATTAGATCCCCAAGATTTTTTAATTAGCGCTGACTCTATAGTTGGTGGAGCTTGGACTGGCGGTAGTGCTACTTTAACCTCATTTAATAAAAGCTCTGCACAAGAAGCATCGGATAGTGGAAATTATTATTTAAGCGTTTATCAAACTGCAGCTACAGATGCCGATTCAGAAGTTCAGTTTAATATAGCCTTTGGTGATTCTGCGGGTAGCGGATCTTTATTGTTTGATTCTAATATAGAAGGAAAATCTCCTACATCAGCAATATTTGGCCAATTTCAAAATATTGTTTTAGGAGATGAAAATGCAAATTTTGTATTTGGTGGTACTACTCCTGTAACTCAAAGTATTTATGCTATTACAATAGATAGAGCTAGATTTAAAGGAAACCTATTCCCAGGTACTATGACTTTAACCGTAGGTTCAGGATCTGTGGCGAGTAATGATACTATAACCCTTACAGATGATAGTAAAGCAGCTAGTTCTGTATCTTTTAATGAAGCAGGAAGGGTATTCCAACTTTTAAGTGGTTCGGCCGGAACTATTACTACTAACACAATCACCGATGCTAATAGTAATACCTACGAAGCAGGATATACTCCTTCAGGTTCATATGGGTTATTCCTTCCTGATATAGGGACTATTATATTAAATACTAGTGCTTTTGAATTACCTTATGCCTCAGGAGGTTTAGGACTTGATACAAATTTAGCAAGTAATACTGATGGGGATAATAACAATGTATTATTCAATTCTATAAATGATTCAGAAGCTCAGTCATTTACATTAAACAGCCAAGAAGCACTTACTTCAGATTTTGTGTTTATCAGAGCTAGAAATAGTGAATTTAATTATTCTTCCAACCCATCATTTATAAGTGGATCTACTGGTACTGTACTTTATGAGGATTTTATAAATGCTCCTCAAACATTTATTACAACCGTAGGGCTTTATAATGATAATAATGAGTTACTTGCAGTTGCTAAATTAAGTAAGCCTCTTAAAAAAGACTTTACTAAAGAAGCTCTTATTAGAGTTAAATTAGACTTCTAATGAATGGGTTACTTAAAAACACTATTAAGTAAGGATGTAATTGTAACTCCCTTTAGAGTTAACAAACAATTTTCGCATTCAGGAACCCCTGTAGATTATAATGACAATGGGGTTTTTGTTTTAACCGGATCAAATGATACTTATATAACAGGGGAAGGGACAGGGAGTGCAGCTTTAGTATATAATTCTATTAAACAATTATATTATTCTAACTATCAATTACCTAATAATGGTAATCCTTCATTAGTAGCTACTGCAAGTTTTAACCCCGATGGTACTATAACAGGTCCTAGATATACTCCAAATTATATCAATAATATTCAATCTTTAGACGAAAAAAGATATTTTCCTACTGAATCTGGGTTTGGGATTAGTGTTTTATCAATTCCATCAAAACAATTTGGGGAAAGTATAAAACCATCTTCATTCACTATTGAGAATGTGGGCGTTATTTCACATAAAGACGATGGCCAGGGGAATTTAATAGACCAAGTAAGTGAAGAAATTGATGGTAACATTATTTATGAAGCAGGGTTAGTAATTTTTACAGGAGCTGAGGGAGTTGGGTTGGACCCAGACAATACTTTTTTTAGTTTTCCAAATCCTAAATGGGAATCTACAGTTACAATTTACGAAACTCAGTACAAATGTACTATTAGAGCTAATGAGTTTAATTATTCATTAAATCCTAGCTTACTTTCGTCTTCTATTAGAGGACAAAATAAAATCTTAGAATCAGGAAGTGCACAATATGCTGATTTTGTGACAGGGTCAGATTTTTCACCTTATGTTACAACAGTAGGTTTATATGATGATGATCAAAATTTATTAGCGGTAGCTAAATTAGCACAACCCTTAGCAACATCTCAAACTACGGATACAACAATATTAATAAACATAGATAGATGAATTGGTTATATAATGGAAGAGAAATTACAGACATATCACAATTTCCACCCAATACATTTGGGTTTGTCTACCAAGTAATTACCCCCGAGGGTAAAAAATATGTGGGTAAAAAAGTGTTATACCACAACCAAAAGAAAAAATTAACTAAAGCCGAGTTGGCGGAACAAACAGGTAGAGGTCGTAGGTCGTTATATAAAATCGTTCAAAAAGAAAGCGATTGGAAAAAATATATAGGATCAAATGCTAAATTGAAGCATCAAATAACTGAAGGAGAAGTTACGAAAGATGATTTGGAAAGACAAATTCTTGAAATCGCTCTTAATAAAAAGCACCTTACATACTTAGAAACCAAATATCTATTCCAGATGGAAGTATTAGAAAACCCAGATCATTATTATAACGATAACATATTAGGGAAATTCTTTACATCAGACTTTGCTCTCTAAATCAGAAATTGTACATTCCAATTAATGGTAAATCACCTATTAGTATCCCTAATGGACTCTGTCCTTGGAAAGGGAAAACAAACATCCAGAGGTAATTATGCTTACCACTGTCCTTTCTGTAAACATCATAAACCTAAAATGGAGGTTAATTTTACAGAAAATAAAAAAGGACATAATCCTTGGCATTGTTGGGTTTGTAATACTAGAGGTAAAACTATTCCTAATCTTCTAAAAAAGATAGAAGCATACGATAAAATTGAGGAAGCCAAAAAATTAATCCCTCAGGGCTCGTTTGTTGAAGAAGTAGTAGTAAAAAATGATTTAGCACTTCCTAAAGAATATACTCTATTTATTGATAAACCCAATACTTTAATGGCTCGTCATGCTTTAGCATATCTCCAGAAACGGGGGGTTACCAGAGAAGATATGATTAAATATCATATGGGTTATTGTGAAGATGGAGAATATAAAAATATGATTATAATTCCTTCTTACGATGCTGAGGGTAACCTAAATTATTTTACAGCACGTAGTTTTGAAAAGGAACCATTTAGAAAATATAAAAACCCATCGGTATCCCGTGATATTGTACCATTTGAAATGTTTATAAACTGGAATAGCCCGTTGGTATTGTGCGAAGGACCATTTGATGCCATAGCCATCAAACGGAATGCTATCCCGCTTTTAGGAAAAAATATACAAACTAACTTAATGAAGAAAATTGTTTCTTCTAAAGTTGAAAAAATTTATATAGCACTAGATAGTGATGCGCTTAAGTCATCACTCAAATTTTGTGAACGATTTATGAATGAGGGTAAAGAGGTCCATCTATTAGAAATGGACGATAAAGACCCTAGTGAG